AGCCTTCTGCGGCAAATGCTTCTTGAACTTCTTGCGCGATAACACCAAAATGAATCCGCGCCTCATCACCTTTGGCCTCAACAGCGTCGTTCCACTTAAACGCCCGTATGAGTTTTTTGACTCGTTGGGCTGTGCGCTGCTCGGCGTCTGACAAATCTCTGATCTGCTGCTTTTGATTTGCGTCTGACGTATTGATCGTACCTGTGGTTGCGTAGACCACGGTGTATCTAAACGACGCAGTACCTAGCGCACGAACGTTGTCTGTAGTGGGGCGCCAAGTGCCGCTGTCACCCGCAAAAATAACAGTACCTGGGTAAGACCCATACGCAAGCAATACACCACTAGGCCCACCTACAATGCCGTAAGTAGTATCGTCATAAAAATAACCGTTAGCGGTTTTGTAGGTGGCGCCCACAAACGCGTTACTAGTGCTTGAAAACGTCTTAACACCTGAGATGGTTTGGGTGTCAGTTGTTGTGACAATACCAGCGCCAGTAAGTGATGTCGCGCCTGTTCCACCGTTAGCTACAGCAAGCGTACCTCCAAGCGTCAACGTTCCCGATGTAGTAATCGGACCGCCGGTAAGCGTTAACCCCGTAGTACCACCACTACCGCTGACGCTAGTTACCGTACCGCTGCCGCCCGTTGCAGAGATGGTTATACCGCCCGAACTGTTGCTAATCGATATGTTTGTGCCTGCGGTTAGGTTGGCAACGCTGTAGCCTGAACCGTTACCGATAAGTAACTGACCGTTAGACGGCGTGGATGTGACGCCCGTACCGCCGTATCCAACGCCTATGGTTGACCCGTTCCACGTACCTGCGGCGACGACACCTGACAAGTCAAGGTTTTGTGAGTAAACGGTTGTCCAGCGTTGGCTTAAGGTGCCGCTGCTGTAAGACGCTGTAGTAGATGGGCGAAAGGATGTGGCGTCGCCTACGTAGCGGCTTGTGCCTGGGTACGTACCACCGCTAGCCAACACAACACCATTGACGCCACCAATAACTGCATACGCCCCACTCTCACCAAAGTAAGCGTTTGTTGTTGCGTAAGTTGTACCTGCGTAAGTGCTAGAGTAGCTAGTGAAGTTCTTTTGACCGCTAATAACTTGGCTGTCGGTTAACGTAACAATACCCGCGCCTGTAAGCGACGACGACCCCGTACCACCATTAGCGACGTTTAACGTACCCCCAAGCGTAATCGTGCCAGACGACGTAATAGGACCGCCAGACGTTGTTAATCCTGTCGTACCACCTGAAACATCAACTGAACTTACGCCCGTGGACCCCGACGCGCTTATCGTGATTGATCCTGCGCCGTTCGATATAGAGATGTTAGAACCAGCAGTCAATGTGGCTAACGAATAGCCAGAACCGTTGCCGATCAACAGTTGACCATTAGACGGCGTTGATGTGACGCCTGTGCCACCATAGCCAACTGTTATGGTTGAGCCATTCCATGTGCCTGCGGCGACAACGCCTGATAAGTCAAGGTTTTGCGAGTAAACCGTCGTCCAACGCTGTGTCAGCGTACCCGAACTGTAAGAGGCTGTTGTTGAAGGTCTAAACGACGTAGCGTCACCTACATACCGGCTTGTGCCAGGATATGTAGCACCGCTAGCTAGTACGACACCATTAGCGCCGCCTACAACGGCATAAGCGCTGTTTTCACCAAAGTAAGCGTTAGAACCTGTGCCGCCGTCTGACGTGGCATAGGTGGTACCAAGAAACGTGTTGGTGTAGCTAGTGAAGTTCTTTTGGCCGCTGATGGTCTGCGTGCCGGTCTTAGTTACGATACCCGCGCCATCTAGCGTCGTTGATCCCGTACCGCCGTTAGCTACAGCAAGCGTACCCGACATCGTGATGGTGCCGGAAGACGTGATAGGCCCACCTGTAAACGTCATGCCTGTTGTGCCACCAGACACATCAACGCTAGTCACAGTGCCGCTAGACGTTGGTCCTGGTGGGATAATCGGCGGCGATAAATTAGCGTAGCTATCGATGAAGATTTGCATAGCCGCAGGCAGCAGCGCTTGGCTATCGTCGGCAGACGGCACAACAAAAGGCGGCGAAACTGCTTGGCTATCATCAAACGATTGTTGAGCAAACGGTGGCAGCAGCGCTTGATTGTCTGCCACTGACATAGGTGTGACGGCAGGCGGCGCTAGATCAGTAGCGCTGCCCGCTACTAATATGTTGATGTTCTGCGCGGGAGGTCCAACTTGAAGATCGTCAAGACTTGTCTGGTTGTTGCCCTGCCCCACCAACGTAAACAAATTCAAAAAGAACCGATACCATTCGCGTGAAATAAGACCCGTCTTTTCGTCAATGATATTGACGCGGGGTGCGGGTATGTTAGTGATGTTAAGCATTGGTCGGCGTTATGAGAAGTTCCGCACCCATAATTGCTGTCTTTACAGGGTCAGTCATTGATAATTCATAGACCCTATCGCGCAACTTCATAGTCATCCCTAGACGCCTAAACCAAACGCGGTGGCCGTACTCACCAATTTTTCCAACCGAGGATGTACGGTAGTTAGACCATGTGTGACCGCCATCATCAGACCAACGTAGCATGACCTCAGGGTCAGCGCCTTGCGTGCCTGGAAGCTGTTGCTCCTCAATGAAATAGTCACCTGTTTCTGTCACTAGATAGTTGCCGCCTGTTTCAGTGATGAAATAAACGTTCTCGGTGCGTGGATAGCCGTTTAAACCAACGCCAGACTCAATGTCGATCTGCATCGAATACTGCGCGGTACGTTTGAGATTGTTTTGGCCGGTCGGCAGCGCCCGCCACGAGCGCAGCCACTTTTGTATCTGACCGTTGTCAGCGTAGGTGTCAAGGTCGAACGCGTAAATATTGCCGTTTTGATAGTCGCCTACAATGATTTTATTGTTGAACGCCATCTGACAATTGCTGCGGTGCCGCGTAAAAGATCCGTTATTCCACCCAGCGCGCTCATGCCATGCGCCTGTCGCAACGTCATAGACCCAGGTTGTGTTGGCGCTGGGGAAGATAAGCACGTAAAAGCTGTGGCCGTCTTGCTGGTAGGTGTACGCTAGCGCGTCAGTAAGATTGCCGTATTGTTGAATTTGCCACTCAACCGCGTGGGTACTGATGCGTTGACCGGTGTAACCGTTAGCGCGGTAGACAATACCTTGGCCTCTGGCGTCAGCGCCCAACCAAAACAAACCGTTATCCATCTTAGCGATGGTGTACGCTGATATACAACCAATCTCATTAAACGCGCCTTGGATGCGCTGTAACGGGAAATCGGGCGTACCAGCGTCGTACCAAACTTCAACGGTACTTGTGCCGTACACCCAAACTTCACGATGATCAACAATAAGACCCACCACACCGTCGGGCGATCCTTCGGCGCTTGCAAAGTCAAGCGGATCAATAGACGTACCATCAAGCAGTTGCGTAACCCAAATACGTTGGCTGTTAGGCTCATTAAAAACAAAGTAGCCGTCAATATAGCCAACCGTTACTGCACCAGGAAAATCAGGGTCTATGATTTGACCAAATTCGCCGGTGTCAACGTTGTAGATGTAGCTAGGACCGTTGCAGGCAATGAATAGCTGTATGCCGTTGTCAGCCATGCTGACAGGGCCAGTGCCAGGAATAGAGCCGATAAGCGTAGCGGCGTAGCTGGTGTTGATTCGGTACAGTTCGTTACCGGATACAACAAACGCGGTGCTGTTATCAGACGAAAACGTCCATAACCCTCTAACAGGACCGCTGCCGATCGTAGCAAGGTTTAGTAGACCAGGGCAGCGCTGAAGAAACGCAGGTTCTTTGCCGCCTTCCGGCACTACCTCTGGAAATAAATTGACCATCCTCGCATCGGCTGCGTTGACGGAACGGGCAACGTAAGTCGAGCCAAGGATCGGCGTTTTCATTAGAAGTTATTGGCGTAGATGTTGTACCGTTGACGCGTCGCAACAATCGGATAAGGTATCGCCATAAGGTCGCCAGGAAAGTTAATGCGCTTGATGTTGCGCTTACTTGACATGGCAATACGCTGTACCTGCGGCGAAGGTTCTACACCAAACTCAGGCGCTAACTCGCACGCTAGGTTGTAGCGAAACGCGCGTAAATAGCCTGGTGGAAAGTACA